GGGATGAACGAACCGTTCCGTGACTTACTTGCGTCCTGAATGTATCAGGATGAACGTTATGTGTTAATATTAACACAGTCCTATTATATAGTCAAGTAAGTCAGTAAACAAAGATTTTTACTTGTAAATTGCTTCTCCCATAACATCAGGACAAAGCATTGCTGCTACCAACTCCTTTGCCTTGGTGTTGCTATCGCATAACTTGTTCATCCAAATTCTGTCATTGAGATCAACCTCACCATCAGTTGATATGATGCGACAACAAATGTCTATTATTCTGTTCCTGTATTTGAGACTTAACATGTTCTATTGCTGAAGGTAAAAGTGCGTACTCTTTTCTTTGTATCGCTTTTGTTAGAGATACTATATCATCATCTGGTAAAATTGGAACTTCTCCTTGAAGAATTATTTCACCACCATCAAGTTCTTCATTGACGTAATGCACTGTACATCCAGTAACCTCGTCACTACTATTTAACGCTTGCTCAACTGCATGTAGCCCTTTATACTTCGGAAGTAAAGAAGGATGAACATTTATCATAGGAGCAGGGAAAGCAGAAGGGTTTTTAATCACCCTCATATACCCTGCAAGAACTATAAGATCAACTCTCCATACTCTAAAGAGATCTATCATCTTGTCTTCATCTTTATGTGGAACTCTTACATGAGGAATACCAAACTTTGCTGCTCTCTTAACAGCACCACATTGTTTAGTGTTGTGTATCATCAACACAACTTCATGCTTATTACATATAGGATTAGTAATTATGTTCT